GTTCAGTTCGGGATTTAATATGTACAGTTGAACAGCCCCGAGGCAGTCAACCGGTTCGAATTTTATACAATAATGTAGACAAATATATAAGCCTCCTACTCTCAAGAAAACACGTAAACATAAATAGTAGTGGTAACCAGTATATACAAGGAGTTTTGCTACTCCGTGGAAAGCAGATCTCACTGCTCATTTATTTATTTGATGGAAAGTTGATCTCTTTCCATTGTTCGACACGTTCGTCAAACGAAACTTCGAGGTCTTTACAGTAAACATTTGCAATGTCACAAACCTCGGACAGTTGAGTACACCTAGCATCATAGATCTCTCTACCATGCAAGAACCATTCTCGAACTGCATTACCAACAGCATCAACTGCATCACGTTGTCTCTCCCCTTGTTTAGAAGTGAGATTAGGAATGGTACAGTATTGCAACTGTCTGAAGATGGACACTTCGTCAATAGAACCGACTCGGCATCCGATCTCCGGGATGAATGTTGACTTCCTTTTCAGGAAATCAAGTTCTTTCATGGGCATAAAGCCCAATTCAGTATCTTTCTTATCAGGGGTGGTTATGGTCATCCCCACTTCCTTGAGGTAATCCCTGTAAATGGTGAAAGAAAGTGCTCTTTTGGCAACATCAGAAACGGATGCAAGTGCATCGTCCCCATAAGTTGTTAGAGCTACATTATCTCTGAAAGTCCCAGGTATAGGATTTTCTTCGGAAGAGCTGAAATAACAGCATCTGAATAAAAGAGAGTTGTCCATGCTATTAACATGAACCGTGAGTGAATTTCCAGACACCCACATCCACACACGAACCATCGTACCATTCCAGACAATCAAAGGGTTGGTTAGATCAGCTGTGATCATATCCATCTTTCTCAAATGTTCTGGGGGGAATCCCATTGCTTCTGCAAGTTTTCGAAAAATGGTCATACTAGCATTAGTCACGTTCACAGGACGACGTAAATCATATTCACTGTAATCGCAACCTAGAGCAAGACCATCACTCGCAAATTTTTCTACATTTTGCATGAGATCCTCCCAATCTTTTCCAGCAGCATTAATTCCAACTGCGCATTCAGCTAAATGAGGGTGATGTAATAAAAATTCAACCATAGGCATATAGTGTTTGCGTATGTCAAGAGTGGTGGAAACTTGTTGGACATAGACAACCCTGCACTTAGTTTTTGTAACAGGAGTTGCTTCATCTTTGAAGAAGGAACTGGTGAAAACATTGGAGCGTTGTCCACGACTATGACAGTCATCGATTCTTTCCATTTCGACAATAACCTCCTGGGGTGCTGCCCATTTCTGGGGCTTACCTTCAACCTTGAGAAGCTTGATGAAACGTTTGCTTTTCTTCCCTCCATGGGGAAGACCAAAAGCAGTGTCTATGTGAATCGGAGGAATTGAATCTCTACCATCGATGCCATTGATTGCTTCATCAAGGGTTAGAGTACGGCACCTCTCAGGGTACTTTTCCTTCCACAACTTTGCAGCCACTAACAGTGGGGCTAGATAATCATCAACAGCCTTACGTAAATGGGCTGGATTCACATCATGAGCCCCTTCTGCAATAGCCATCATGCATCTGTTGTACTGCTTCCAAGCTGGTTTGAATGGTGGAGGACCAAACTCTTTTTGCACCCCAAATACTTGATTAACAGGACCCTTTAAAAGTGAATCTGTCACCTCGCTCTTCGGGGTGAAACCAACATCAACGTTTCCCAAAACTTCAACGTTTCCATTGTTTGGGAGAGAACCATCATGAAATATGGTGGCCTTGGGATGAGCTGGTCCAGGGTTGAAGATTTTGATGCCCATGGAATGAGTACTCAAGGTTGAACATTCGGCTCCCAAAGTGATACAATTCTTACGAATCAATTCAGCTTCAGCAATCTTATACTCACCATAGAGTATACTAGTTGCAACACCACATCTCATAGAAGAGAAAGGAAGTGCTGACCCAGCAACATGGAAACCGATAATACAACCGTCGGCCTGATCTGACACAATCGGCACTCCACACATACCTTCACGTGTGTATTGTGATTTGTACGTGTAAGCATGATCGAAGGAGAAAGTTGGTGTTGCAACATCA